GCCGAATTCAGGGCCGGAGCGGCTAAGTTTCCAGCTGTGGCCGTCGCCTGCAGCGTTGCCGTCATGGATCTCGACGCAGACGTGCACGACGAAAACGCCGAAGTCACCCCAGCAGCAGCCCTCCCAAGTCCGGTGAACGTCGTGGCCGCTGATGTCGCCGTGAATGCCGCCGCTGTGATTCCATGTTCGACAGCCAGAACGGACGTCGAGACGGTATCCATAACGGTCGCAGCCGATTCGGCCGCATTGGCGATCGAGTACAGGCTATTGGCTCCGCCCGTCAGGTTCGTAAAATCGATCGATCGAACTGAATCAGCCAAACGACGGACCTGAGCGGCTCCGACGTCTTTGAAGGCCGTGTTGATCTTGCCGACAGACGTGTAAACGCCCGAGAGCTGGGCCGACAGGCTTTTGATGTCCGCGAGTGCGCGGTCCATCTCGGCCTTCAGCTCGAAACTCAGGTCATCCAGTCCGCCGGACATTGTTACAGGCTCTCTCTGATTTCCTGGGCGATCAGTTCCGCCTCGGTCAGATCCGCTTCATCAAATCGAAGCAGGTAGTCGGCTGGCTGATGTTCCAGATTGATCTCAAACAACTGATTCAGCGTTTCTCTGAGCCAGTAAATCTCCTGAGCTGATCTGAGGTCTGCTCGCCGCTCCCCGAAGGGCCTGAGGCGAGCCATTGCGAGCCATTCGAGCAACTGCCTTCGATTCAACCGCTCTTCAAGTTCGTCGGGGTGAGCACATCCACCGACACCGCACAAGCACAGCTCGAACTCGAACTGTCTCAGGCGGTCGCTTCGGAGTTTTTTTCCAAAGTGTCCAGTTCAGCCTCGTCGTCTTCGTCAGTTCGCTTGTTCGCCTTGCTGATCACCACGATCAAACTGGCATAAAGCGGCGTGTTGCCTTCCTTCAGCAAAGCCACGTTCTCTTTCGTGTAGACCGGCGATCCGTCTGAGTTGACGATCGATTTTTCGATCAGTTCGCGTTGAGCAGTCTCGGCCGCATCGCCGCCCTTTTGGATCTGCTTCCCAATCCGCTTCATGACTCCAACTGGCAGCTGCTTCACGCGAGCCTTCATGTCGGGCCGATGCGGCAACGGATATTCGAGGATCTCGCAGGTCGAGACCTGTTCGACAGTTTCAGACGTCAGATATTCAGTCACGGGATCTTCCTTCATTCACTCAGTTACAGCCGCGAAACCATTCCGCAGCGTCAGTCGTGGTCCGTTTCACCGTCGCTGGAAGCTGGCTCGAGGCCCAGCTCTTTGGCGTAGGTCTTTTCCATGTACTCCAGCCACCGCTTTGTCTTGGCGTCAAGGGCCTTCACTCCGTTCGCCGCTCGCAGCCGCTTGATCTGCTCGATCAGGGCCAGTCGCTTCGGATTTCCGAGCCACTGATCAACCCGTTCTTTGCACTCGTCATCAGCAGGAACAGCTTTGCCCAAAGTGCACAGCATCCAGGCGTCTGGGTTGTCCATTACCGTTCCGGCCGGGATCGGCAGGATGGGCTGAATGCCTTTTTTGTCCACCGCGCTGAGGTACAGCGGATTGACCATTTCTTCGTCGTTCAGCAGGGTCGCTTTCATTTCAACGTCTCGTCACGGGGTTAATTGAAAACACAAACACGAGCGGCCGGGTCCGCTTTGCAGCAGAACACCGGCCCCACGTCTCACAGATTCATCAGGCCGGATCGGTGGTATTCCAGTCGACCTCGGTGAGCAGCACGGCTTCCAGTTTGCCCATGAAGCCTTCACCCTTCTTGCCGCTCAGCGTGAGCTTCGTGAAGAGCAGAGACAGCGTGAGAATCACTCCGGTGGCTCCGATCGTGAACGATGAAGCCATGGTCGCCGCGTCGTTGTAGGCCACCTGCAGAGCCTGCTGCACAGCGCCCAGCGGATCCCGGATGATGTCGGCGCTCAACGTGCCAGTGGCACGAAGCCCGGACGCCACAGGCGAGATGTAAGAGCTGCTAATGTCCGCATTCTCGAACGTCCCGTTTTCGCCGAGATCCAATTCGATGTTTTCGAGCCCCGGAACTTCAGTAAGGGCCGCTGAGACAGTGATTTTCAGCGCCGAGCCCTGAACTTTGTGTGCTACTGGAACTGCCATTGGAGGTTTCCTTCAAAACCCCCGTCACGGTGTTACTTCTGTCGAAACCTCCTGGCACGGGAGACTGCGGGGGTCGGTTGCAATCCGATTACCCCGCCTCCCGTGACGGAGACGCTCATTCTTCATTTTGCAGTTTTCGATTGATCGAATTCCTGATCACCTGAGGCAGCTTTCTTCGCAGATCCGCATGCTGGCGATACAGCAACCGCTGAGTCTCTGTGTTTGCCGCCGGATACCGTTTCGAAAACCTCAATCCGATCACTGCTTTCAATTTTCGAGCTCTGTAAAAGACTGCCCGGCGAGTCTCGATTCTGTTTGCTGGTGTCGTTCGTTTGATCTCACTGGCAGCAAATGCCGCCGCCTCTGCAACCGTTTCAGCGACCAGTTCCTCCAGTCGCTCAGCAAATTCCAGTATGGATGTCATGGTCCCGACTTCGATGCCAGCTTCTGCTGAAGCAGCTTGTCATACTGCTCTCGAAGCTCGATTCGCTCCTCGCGATGTCGAGAGTCGATCGTTTCGTATCCGTTCTGGATCTGCTTCAGATGTGCTGGAATGGCTGTTTTGACGGCGTATTCACCGCCCAACCAGATCGCAGCAAGAATCATCAGCAGCAACACATTGTTGAATGACTGCCCAGTGAGCCAGGTGGCCACTTGACCCATGGCAGACTTATCTGCTCGCTCTTCAGGCATCTCAATTTCCCCAGGTCGCTTGCTGGTCGTTGATGTCGAAAGTGTTGGAGTATTCCGCCTCAGTGAACGTGCGACGGATCTGAAACGTGGTCAGGCCTGCTTCATCAGAACCCCGCTCGTACACATGCCAGGACAGACCTTTGATCGTTGCCGTGGCGATCAATCCGAGCGGAGCAACCTTGCTGGCATAAATCGTTGTCAGCACTGAAAACCGGCCGAACACTTCGACCGGGCCTTCCTGCTGACTGGTCGTTTCTGGAATGTCAACGATTGCTTTGACAGAGACAGAATCCGAAGCGGTGCGGAGAGTGATTGATTCACCGTTGAAGCGGATCCCCAGCGGTGCACCAGTCTTCCCCGCACGCTTCGTGAACTGGCTCGTCATGCTGTGATGTTGCTCAGCAACTGATTGCAGGCGGTGTGAAGTTCGACTTCGTCAACCTGATGACGAACCCGAATGATGTTTGACCGCACCGTTTCGTCGCGGTACTCCTCAACTCGACCCCGAAGCTCTGAGCCATCCTGAGCCCAATGGAATAGGCGACCGACGCATGGCTCCCGGAAGTCCTGAGTCTCGGCAATGCGACCGATCCAGCAGTATTCATCAGACCAGATAGAACTGATTGACGCTGCGGCTCCTTCGTTTGCCGTGTTCTTCGCTCCGCCCGCCACCAACAGGTTCGGAATATCGAACACCTGAGCCAGAGCCTGAACAGTGATGCTGCTTGCGCGAACATCCTGAAAGCCCTGATACTTCAGGCGATCGACGATCTGGGCGCAGTTCCGCAGGTTTCGAAACACCTTGCGATTAATCACCATCGCGTTTGGCCACAGCCCTGAGCGACCCCAGCAGGCCTGAACAGCCGCTTCGATGTCTGAAATGGGAGTTGCGCTGGCAGCGTTGCTCCATTCCGTGGTGACAGCGGTAGACTGCGACGTGTATGTCGTGGCATTGAAAATCATTGCGGCGATCCGCTTTTCCTGATTTTCAGCGATGATCCGCTGTGCACGGTTCATTGCGACCACTTCAGCGTCGAAGAAATCGATATACATCTCTCGTTCGTTGTCATCGACCGGCTCTTCCCAGCCGTGTTCCTCACACGAATAGGAGGCCTCCTCGAACTTCCAGTTACCGCGACCATAGCTGGCGCCCGGAGCTCGTCTGGTCTCTTTCGCCTGCAGCAGTTGCTCAATCGGGATCTTGCCGAACGTGCTGCTCTTCTTTCCTACGTCCTGAGCTGCGAGAACGCGCTGGCCAATGAAGCCCTCCGCGTCCATCAACAGATCGAACTCTTCCATGGATGCGGACAGATCGGTCCGCAGGGATGACAATGCACTTGATGGACTGGGCATTTGGAGGTTTCCTTAGAACCTCCGTCATGGAACGACAAAGAGAATCAACTCAGACATGGGGGTAAGCCGGGCAGCCGTCGCTGTGATCCCGGCCCCCCATGACGGAGACACAAAGTAAGATCAGCTTGCAGTTGCTTTGGCTGCCAGGTCGAAGGCGATAATCGTGTCCGCTGCAGTCGCGAACCAGAAGAGCCCTTTACTGGCCGGAATGACGACCGAGGCATTGGCCGAAAGGCCGTTCACCGTGCCGCCGGAGGCCGCGTAGAACTCTGCAGCCGTGGACGAGTTGTTGACGACGAATCCCCAATGCCCCTGGGCTGTCGTGGGGAGCTTTACACCCTTGGCTGCACTGTCACTGGTGATGTGATTGATGATCGACGAGTTCAGCGCTGCGGCATCGGCCACCGTGGATCCAGCAGCAGCAACCGGAGTCAGCGTGTGACTGACCTTCGTCAGGCCTCCGAGCGTCTTGTTTGTCAGAGTCTGGGCCAGTGCCACCGCCGCCAGCGTGTCACCGTCCGCTTCCGGAACGATGATGGTGTTGTCGCCGGAGAGTGTCGACTCGGGCACCAGTGTCGTGGTGTAGTCGCCGGTCCCGCCAGTCTGGCCCTGCAGCTTGATCTTCGGAGTCGACGAATCCGTGTCGACCTCGAAGGCTGATGCAGTGGTTCCGGTGATGGCCGTGCTGACATCGGTGTTCGGGGTCATCATGACCTCAATCACGTCGCCATTTGCTCCAGCTGCACACTGAGCGTAGCCCTCGAAGATGGTTCCCGTGGCGGCCACCTTTCCGCCGGCTGCCGCATAGACCGGATCGCCCGCGGGAATCGCTTCCGACGCGACACACTTGTGGGTTCCGGGCTTGCTTCGCAGTAAAACCGTTCGGACATCATTCGCGGCGAACGAAGCGTCTCGAAGAGTTCCGATACTGATATCGGATGCACCAGCGACGGCAACACCGCTTCCAGAGTTCTTCACTCGAAGATACTGGGCGATCGCCGCCGCGCAAACATACGAGCGAAAGCCCGTGTCATTCTGTTCTGCCATGATGTTGATCCTGAAAACTGTGATCTGGAAAGGCTGATCGAGTCAGCGACAGATGTTCTGAGTTGCTGATCGCTCAGCTAATCGACTGAGCCTGCATCGCCTCGCGAAGATGAGGCTGCTCACGATTGACCGCAGAAACGGCTTTCGCGTGATTCATGCCAGCGGCCTTCTTCGCGGCGATCGCCGTCTTCCATTCGGAGACCGCATCCCCGGTCACCGCCGCGGCCGTCTTGCCTTCGTTGGCAGTGCCAACCGGCTTGGCCCCTTTGGGCTTCGGAGCAGCCGCCTTCAGTTCGGCCAGCTCGGTTGCCTGGGCTGCTGACTTTTCTTCGGCTGCTTTCACTCGATCGGTCAGAGCGGAGCACCAATTCTCATTGGCTTCGCTGGCTGTCAGATCGTTCTTCAGGCAGGAAGTGATGAACAACGCGTCGGCAGCGTTCTTCGGGTCAATTCCAGGGCAAGCCGCCACGATCTCTTTGTAAGTGGCTGCCTTCGGAGCTTCTTTGGGTTCGGTCATGACCTTCGGGCCTTTCTTCGGTGAAACACGTGATTGCAAATGCTGAACGACCTCGTCGAAGGTCTTAATCCCATCGATCAGCTTCAGGCTGACCGCCTCTTCCGCGACATACGTCAGTCCGGTCACCAGAGCTTTCGCCTGATCAACAGACATCTTCCGGCCTCGCGCGATCCCGTCCGTGAACTGAGTCTGGATCGCGTCGATTTGTTTTTGCCATTCGGCTACCTGGGCGTCAGTGACTTCCGTTCCGGGAAACCCGCCGCCCTTGAATTCGCCAGCCTTCACGACAATGGTTCGGATCTTCATATCCGCCAGAGCACCCGAGATGTCGTGCAGTGCCATGAAGGTCCCGATTGACCCCACCATTGCCGTCGCGTTGTTCGCGAAGATCTCATCGCATTGAGAAGCGCACCACATGCCAGCTGAGCAACAGAGATCCTCGACGAAAGCGATCGTGGGCTTCGTGGTGTTCGCGATGTCGCTGGCCAGATCGGCCGTTCCGGAGACCGTTCCGCCTGGAGTGTCGAAGCGAATCAGGATTGCTCCGACAGTTTCGTCACTGTTGGCCTGCCGAATAGCGTGGCGAGCCTGAACAGTCCCACCGCCGCCCAGACTCGACCCCGCTTTGGTCATGGTTCCCTGAATGTCGATCAAAGCGATCGATCCGCCGCCAACTGGTTCGAAATGGCGGGCTGCAGCGGAGTATTTCTTCGGCTCCTGAGCCATCACATGAGCAGCCAGATTCATCGCGTTGACGCGATCAACGACTTGGCTGAATCGCACGGGCTCAACTGCCCAGAATCCGCCGTAATTGTCCAGATTGACGCCTTCAAGCAGCATTGCGATTGCCTCCACGTTGCGGGCCAGATCCGTACTGATTCGGATCAGCACTGGCTGCAATCTGAATGTTCAAGCCCTGATGGATCGGCAGGGCCAATAGTTCACGCCAATTGATCTTCTCAGAGTCGTCCAGGGCTTCAGCGTTGAGTACTCGAGCAGCGTCTCGGCAGAGCTTGTAGAGCGTGACGTTGTCGGTCACGATCTCTGGATCCAGCTCGTCGATGTCGAGACCACGCTCACCCAGCACGCGCCGACGTGAGCTCTGCAGGCCAGCGACCGTAGCAATGTCAGCCTGAGCGTCCTGCAATGGGTTGACGTAGGGCCAGCTCGGGCGCTTCCACATCACTTTGAAGATGTTGACGCCCTTTTGTTTCGCCCAGGCCTGCAGTTGCGGATACTGGATCAGCCACTGAGCGACCTTCCATTTCCAGACGCGAGCGTGGAATTTCGCGATCAGCCAGTTCTGGATCCGCTTGAATCCGGTCCGAGCCTGATCCATGGCTCCACGCCAGCCCGAGAAGTTGCTTTCAGAGGCGTCCAGAAGCACAGCCTGAAGCGGGATCCCGAGATTTGCGGAGATCGTCTTCAGGATCTTCCAAGCCTGTTCGAAATACTGCGGGCTCGGAATGTTCGGAGAGAATCCGTCGATTTCTTCTTCGAGATCGCCAGCGATTTCCATTCCCGGGGAGATGTTTTCGAGCGTCCGCGAATAACCGCTCCCGGATGTGCTCGTGTTCCGTTCGCCGTACGGAGCTCCATGCAGCGGGCCGGTCCGTTTTCGCTTCCGAATGATTGCAAAGCAGCTCGCGATCTGCTGACGAACGAGATTCGCGAACTCGATGTCGTCGTGCATCCCGAGCTGATCAGCCACGCGAGCGAAAACGCTGACACCGCGACTCAGGCTCACTCGCTTCGGGTCAAACACGTGGAACACTTGTCGGAGCCCGTCTTCATCGCGGGCATCGATCTGAACCGTGTCACTGACTTTGCGAATCGTGCCGTGGAGACCGACTTCTTCCTTCGTGAAAAAGTAGGTCAGCCGGCGTCGGTTCTGATCCTGCTGGATCCCGAACACGATGTTCTTTTTTGAGTTCGTCGGAGTCCTGCAGCGATGAGCTTCGAGCGTTTCGATCACTCCGGACTCGGTCCCGATCGGCAGAATGTCACCGTCGACCATCGCGTTTCGCAGAATGACGCGCTCGAGCTGGCTGAACGTCATCTCGCCTGAGATATCACAGGCGTCTTCGTCTCCGGCCCAAGTGGTCCAGAGGGACTTCAGCAGCATGTCTGCGTTTTCGTCGCCCGTGTCCGGATCCGGCTGGAATCCTGTGTCGTGAAGCACGTTGTCCACAACGCGATCAACACACATCCCCGCGAAACAGTCGTTTCGGTCGAGGTCCCGAGCGTATTCGATCCCGTACAGCCATTCCCGCTCTGATTTGAAGTGATAATCACCAGTTGTGCCGACTCCCGACACACCTCTGCGAGGTCGTCGGAATCGTCCGCCCGATTTGGAGATTTCATAGTCCTGGCGAAGGCCAGACAGCGGCGTTTTGTGCTGAGCGGGACCTGTGGCAATCATCGGAAGTCACCTCCAAACGAGAGGTGGCGAACACTTCCGGACTGATCGACCTGATTGGCGCGAAGCCAGTTGAGGGCGTTGTCGAGCTGCTGCTCCCACAAACGGGGTTCGAAGGCCATCGTGGTCGACGTCTGCGACCAGTTCGAAGGATGCATGACCAGCAAAGCGCGACACGCTTTGATGAATCGCTGTGCCAGCGCAACGGAGCCGTCAACGTCATACCCCAGTGTGTCGAGGTACTCCGCAACGATCTGTTCCTGGCTCCATGTCCCGTCAATTGACATGGGCGGCACGGTAGCGAGCGGAAAATCCGGTCAGATCAGAAATCGGATTTCCGGAAAAGCGATTCCGGGATCGTTCATTACGGTCTGTGATTGTTCAATCTGTGTTCAATCTGTGTTCAATCTGAATTGAACAATTCGCCGCGACTTTCTGTCACAGTTTATGCGATTCAAAAAGCGGTCGCTCCGGAAATGCCACCTTTCGAAACTCGGTGACTGTCCCGGGAAGTCGTTCTGGCAAGGCCCCGAGAGCGACTGGAGGAAATTGACGGCTCCAGACCAGCAACTCGAGGCATCGTCGCTCGAAGGACTCGCGAACAGCTACAACCCTGCAGTCTTCAGGCAGAGGATCAGCTATCGGCAGAGCCAAACAATGACACGGATCATTACACCAGTTCAGGATTTCGATCAGCAGTTGTGGGTCCATCAGAATCGTTTTCACACGACACTCATTGATGGCCCGTGATTCTGCAGGAAACTCGGCGCCAAACTCTGCAATACTCATCTGGATTCACCCGGGCGAACTGATTTGGAAGGAAGAATTCACGCAATCGAATCTGCAAACCGCTCCAGCAGCCAGACGATGGCCTTCGGAACACTCTGCCGGACCTGTGAACCATCTGAAAGTGTGGCTTCACGCTGCTCCAGAGTGAGCGACAGCCGTTTCACAGCCGCTCTGGCCTTCGCAGTCAGGTCCAACTCCGGCCGAGAGGACACGTAACCGCCGTTGATGTCGATCAGCTCAGCGAATCCGAGATCAACTTTGATGTTCGCGTCCTCCGTGATCGCGAATCCTGGCGGAATCCGTTCGACGAGCAGTTCTTCGACTGGGCCTGCTGCTGGTGGCTCCGGAATCTGCTCTGGAACCGCCTCAACTGGCGGAATGCCCAGAGATTCCGCCATGGTTCCGATTGTTTCCTCCACGAACTCCGTGAAGGTCGGAGCGTCTGATTCAGGACTTGCTTCGGAAGTTGCCTCAGGAAACTCGTTCACGCCCGACGACTCCTGAAGTTGCTCTTCGATAGTCTTCAGCGGGAGCGTCTGCTCGCGAGTATCTGGCGGGAGGGTCGGTCGTTCTTTCACTTTCTTCGACATCAGCGGTTTCCTACGTAAAAGGCTCGGCCGTCGGGTGTTTGAACAGCCGGAATGTGTGATTCTGTGGAATTGCTCTGGCGATGGCTCAGTTCGAGGCTTTCAACGACCGATCTGGCGACGAGATTGCCCACATCAGAGTCCCCGTAGTGATTCGCTCCGTGCCGTTTCCACGCTGATCGGCCGGTTTTGTGGTCCACTTCGAAGCGTTCGTTGTTCACATGGATCGCGAACTCGTTGTGAATCTTCGGATCGGTGCCAAAGAACGTGACAGATCCGTTAGTTCTGAGCTGTTTTTCATCGCTCGGACGGATCAAAAACGACCCCTGCGAGAGGTGTTTGAAGTGATTCGGATCGAAGTCGACCACCCAAAGCGACTGCTCGCCGTATTCGTGAAGCGAGTAATACCACGGAGCTCCCGTCAGTGAGGGCTCGCACGTGTCCGTCTTCACTTTCGGCACCCAGGCAGACAAGCCCATCGCCGCTTGCCAGTTCGCGCCGCATGACAGAGCGAATTCGTAGACCACCTTCCGTGGATTCTTCTCTTTCTTGTTGCCCTGCCATTTGCAGTCGATCAGGCCCAGCGTGAGATCACAGTTTGACTCGATGATCTCTCGAACCTTGTGCAACCCCGCCAGAATCGCTTCCTCGGGGCCGATCACGTCGGGCTGTTCTGTGGCCTTCGCTCCGTATGCGATGATGTCACGGATCCCGCGAGGCCCGTGAGCGTTGACTGACCAGTTCAGAACCCGCATTCCCACGTCTACGTGAGCCGTGAGACACAATGTCCAGTCCGGAACGATCCATTGATCTCGTCCATTGCAGCGACCGTGATACCCTGTGGCTGAGCCGCGCACGATGCCAATCGACAGCGGAGTCTTTTCGATCTTTTCGTCATCCGAGGGGATGCACCAAACCTGCTGTTTGAGGCGGACCTCCGCCGCCTGAGGATCTTCAGCCCGCTCGGCTTCCCACTCTTCCATTCCGATCAGCTCGATCGGTGTGAACAGATTATTGAATGCACTCCAGCGAAACCCCAGGGTGTCCGTCTGCGGAGGTTCACCAACGATCTGGCCTTCTGGGGTCACTTCCTGCCCGCGATGAACGAGCAGAGCCCCGTGATTCATCTTCCGACGCTGAGCTTCGTTGATCAGTTGCCCGCATGCCGGGCACGAAAACGCCGCTTTCTTCCCCGCTTCGATCTTCGTTTCCGCCTGATCCCAGCCGACAAAATGTTCCCGTTCAGGCGTAACCCACGCCGCGCAATGCACACATTTGCAAACGATCCGGGAAGCGGTTCCAGCCTGATACTCACGCCACGTCCGAGCCTTGCGAGTCGTAACTGTGCATTCCATGCCGATGACATGATCGAGTCCAAAAGCCCTGACTCGGCCTTCGTACTGGCTGATCTTGTCCTGGCCTTCCTTCGACGATGCTGAAATCTCATCGAGTCCATCCGTTTCAGTTATCAGCAGGACCCGAGACGTCGCTCCGGCACGCTGCTTGTCGTTCCCGCCGCCGCCCATGAACAGGATCGATCGACCGTTTGCGAACGTAAGCATTTCCGGCCGTCCGCCCTTGGATCCTGAGCCACGCTTCGGAAGCTGGGACCGATACCGGCTCCGCTCGATCATTGGGCGGATGTCTTTCTCCCACTTGACGCCAGCCATGGTGAGATCCGGCAGTCCGACGATGACGTCTTCACGCATCTCGAACAGGTAAAACAGCATCGGCAGCACGAAGGCGCAGACCGTTTTGCCGCTTTGAGTGGGACCGACGATCACATGCCGTCGCCATTTCCCGAACTCATTGAGCAGCAGCCGAGCGTATGGCATTCGATCGAGTTTGAATCGGCGCCCTTCAGCGGGACCGTTCGGCAGAACGATCTCATCTTCAGCCCACTGCGGAAGTGATCTCAGCCGCTGGGGTCGACACGCGGTCCAGAACTCTGAGACGAGCTGGCGAGCGCGGTCAATCTGTGGCATTGGCGAGATCAATCGACTCCAGCTCCTGAATGAGTTCCAGAACGAGGTCCAATGCTTCCGGTCCGTGTTCACGTTCGAGTTTTTCCAGTCCGGTTCGCATCATGTCGGCCTGCTGGGAGAGCAGCGTCTTCACTCTGTCTGCGTCGACAAATCGCCTGCTCGACATCTCCATTTTCATGTCGGCCATCTGATTGTCGCGTCTGAGCTTTCCGAGCTTTTCCCGCAAGTACTCTGTGTCGATGTTGCCCGCTTCCCCCGTTGCTCTCCCAGCGATCACCGCATCTTCGGACCACGCGTGTTTCCGGGCCCACTGAATGCAGTCTCGAATGATGTAGGCCCGCGGCTTCCCCGGGCACCCGCGTTTCAGCCATCGAGCAAAGGTCCTGACGTCGATTCCGAGGGTGCTTGCAGCGTCTTCCTGACTGTTTGCAATCAATGACAATGCCTGTCTCTTATAC